CATGGCATGGGCTAAGACTTTGGATTGGTTATCTGGCACAGGCCCCGGTGGAGCCTTTGGTCTTAATATCAGTGGTGGTAATGTTGAAGGTCTTGAGCAAGGCTCTTGGACGAGGGAGTCTAATAGGGCAGAACAAGATAGGGCTGCGATTAGACAGCTTATAGCAATCCAAGAAAATATCAATAAAGCAACACCCGCTACAGAAAAGCTTAAAGAGCTTCTTGCCAGCCTTGGCGAAACGGACATCGACGTAAGAGACTGGGACTTATTCGGCGGTAAAAAAGATGACGATAAGGATGCCAAAGAGAGCGCACTAGAGAAGATGCGTGAAGAACTGGCACTTATGGAAGAACTTGTAGGTAAGACAGAAGAATACAAGTACGTAAGACAAGGGCTTGGGGAAGAGTACGAAAATACAAGTGAAAAGACCATAAGAGGTCTTGAGGAACAGTACAAGGCGGTACAAGACCTTATTACCATTGAGGAGCAACGTAAGTCTCTCGTGGAAGGTGTTGGCCAGAGTATCGCGGATGGTTACACCGCCATGATTGATGGCACTATGTCCGTTAAGGATGCCTTTAGAAACATGGCTAAGGAGATCATTAAGCAGCTATGGGAAATCTTCGTAGTACAACAGATTGTTAACGCCACTAAGTCAGCCTTTGGTATTCCCTTCGCTAATGGAGGTGCCTTTAGTGGGGGTTCTCAAGTAGAGGCTTATGCTAATGGTGGTGTCGTTGATCGTCCGACTACCTTTGGCATGTCAGGTGGCAGAACTGGCCTCATGGGTGAAGCTGGACCTGAAGCTATCATGCCCCTCAAGCGTGGCGCTAATGGTAAACTGGGTGTACAAATGGAAGGTGGATCAAGCCAACCCGTGGTAATCAACCAAAGCTTCAACTTTAGCGCCAATGGTGATGATTCAGTTAAGAAGATCATTGCACAAGCTGCACCACAGATTGCACAAATGACACAGAAATCTATGATGGATCAACGCCGCCGTGGTGGTTCCATGAAAAGTACGTTTGGATAAACATTGGCTATCACATACCCCTTAAGTACGCCTACAAGTATAGGTATTGAGAGTATCGAGTTACGTGCGGTTAATGCTGTAGCTACCTCTCAATCCCCTTTCACCTTTAAGCAGCAGATCGTATCTCACCAAGGGCAGATGTGGCAGGCTGCTGTTAGTATCCCTACGGTACACCGTGACCTAGCTGCACCTTGGAAGGCTATGTTAGTGGCTCTTAAGGGTCAGACTGGTACATTCCTATTGGGAGACCCTGACTATGCTACGCCACAGGGTACGGTAAGTGCTTGTACATTGACTGGTACTGCTGGTAGTGAGACTGCTACAGTGGTTATGACAGGCTCCCTATTGGCTGGTGACTACATCCAACTTGGGTCTGGTCCTTCAGCTAAACTACACCAAGTACTTGTAGACCAAACTGGTGATGGCAACCTTGAGATATGGCCTAAGCTTAGGAGTGATTACACAAGTGCTGTTGTAGTGTATAACAACGCTAAGGGCGTATTCCGATTGGCAAGTAACACTAGCCAGTGGTCAATCAACAACGCATCAACGTATGGTATATCCTTTGAGGCTGTGGAGGTAATCACATGAGTAGGGACTTAACGTCAGAGATTATCGCTACGCTTAGTGATGAGGTAGTTTATCCTTTCTTTGCTATTGAACTTCTTTTCGACGACAACCCCGTTCGCGTATGGACTGGTGTAGGCACACTAAGCCTTGGGGGATTCGATTGGGTTGGCTCAGGCCAGTTAATCACTGTATCAGCTATAGAAGAAACACAGGAGATGTCTGTAAAGGGCGCTACCATAACTATGAGTGGTATCCCCTCGGAACTCCTTAGCCTAGCTCTGTCGGAGCCTTATCAGGGTCGTGTCTGTAACATCTACTTTGGCACATCGCAGGTTGCTCTTGAGCTATCCCAGATATTCTCAGGTTACATGGATCAGATGAACATCGTTAATGGCCCTGAGACTTCTACTATTGAGTTGCTTGTTGAGAATAAGTTAATCGACCTAGAGAGGGCTAGGATTGCTAGGTATACATCCGGCTATCAAAAGTCTGTTTATCCGGGCGATCTAGGGTTAGACTTTGTTGAGAGCCTACAAGATAAAGACATTGTATGGGGTAGGTCTAGTGGAGGTTAAGTTTCAACAGGAGTTTCTACGCCTAGCTGAACAAGAGATTACACCATTAGCAGAACTTGAGTGGGAAGAATCTGGACACCCTACACAAACATTAGTTATTGATTGGGATGCCTACTTCAACCTTGAGGACGCTGGTGTACTTAAGTTCTTCACAGCTAGAAAAGATGACCTATTAGTTGGGTACTTCATCGTGTTGGTATTTACACCCCTTACAGCTAAGGGTGAACTCGTAGGGTCTTATGACTCTGTGTATGTTCACAAAGATCACAGGAAGTCTTCTGTAGGTAAACGATTGTTTACTTATGTAGAGACTTGCATGAAAGAAGATGGAGTGTACAGAGTAATAGCATCATCCTCAGTTAAGAACCCGATAGGCAACTTTCTCAATCGTCTTGGGTATAATGAAATAGAGACTAAGTACGAAAAGGTGTTATAACATGGTTGTAGTTACTGCTATCATTGCTATTGGTACTACTGTTGCCGCATCTGCTGTTGGTGTTGCACTTGGCCTTAGTGGGATAACTGCCGCTGGTTCGCTTTTCGCTATTGGCCTTGCCACTCAAGTAGTACTTGGCCTAGCCCTTAACGCCCTTACACCTAAGCCTTCTATTGGTGGGGGTGGCAGTGGCTCCGCTCGTGGCTATCAGGTCAACAGTCGTGGTTCAGCCTTGGATCATGCTATCATCTATGGTAGAACTAAGGTTGGTGGCGCAATCGTATTTGATGACACTACAGGTACAAACAACAAATTCCTCCACAGGGTTATTGCTGTAGCTGGGCATGAGATAGAGTCCTTTGATGAGATATACATTAACGACGATCTTGTAACACTTGATGGTTCTGGTAATGTCACCTCCCCATCTAGGTACAATGGTAAAGTTCGTATCAATCTCCACTTAGGCGCTACAGACCAAACCGCTGACACAGACCTAGTATCTGAGGTATCCGCATGGTCAACCAACCACAGGCTTCGTGGTATTGCCTATATGTATGTACGCTTCGGTTTTGATGCTGACGTATTCCCTAATGGTCTACCCACTATTACTGCTGTAGTAAAGGGTAAAAAGGTATACAACCCAGCTACAACCCTAACTGAATGGTCTGATAACCCTGCATTGTGCTTGAGGGACTACCTGAGTACTGCAAGTTATGGTCTTGGCGAGGAAGATATTAACATTGATGACGCTTTGGTTTCTGCTGCTGCTACAGTATGTGCTGAGACTAATACAGATGCTGGTACGGCTAGGTACACTACTAACGGTACTTTCACTACGTCAACCACACCCTATGACCTTATCAACAGCCTGCTAACATCTATGGGCGGTAGCATGTGGTATTCCCAAGGTAAGTGGCGTATGAAGCCTGCCTATTGGACTGCGCCTGTACTCTCCTTAGATGAGGATGACCTACGCTCAAGTATTTCTGTAGCTACTCGACACTCACGCAGAGACAACTTTAATACTGTCAAAGGTACATTCCGTGGTGCTGAGACTAACTGGCAGGTCACAGACTACCCAGAGGTCACCAATGCTGCTTTTGTAGCTACAGACAATGGTCAAGTATCCACAGTTGATATTGACCTACCCTTTACAGATAACTCTATCGAAGCTAGACGTATTGGTAGAATTGGCCTTGAGGGTAATCGGCAACAGCTTGTAGTTAGTGCTTCCTTTGGCCTTAGAGCCTTAGCTGTACAGGTAGGTGATAATATAACACTTACCAACACTCGCTTTGGTTGGTCTAGTAAAGAGTTTCAGGTGGTCGCTTGGAACTTTGGTCTCACCGATGGTCTTGACCTACAGATAACCATGACACTCAAGGAGACTGCTGAGAGCGTCTTTGATGAGGTAGACGATGGTATTGTGTACGAGAGAGATAACACTACGCTGTTAAGCCCCTTTGAGGTTCCTGCTGTTGGTATTAGTGCTGTAGCCACAACACAAGTTATCCGTGAAAAACTCACAAACATTATCAACGTCACAGTAACTTCTGGCAGACCAGAGGCTATTGACCGTATCGAGGTTGAGTTTAAGGAGTCTACCGATAGTGAATACACAAGTCTTGGCACAGGTGAACTTGGGTTATTTCGTGCTGTAGACTTGGACACAGGCTCTTACGACTTTAGGGCTAGGGCTATCAACACATTTGGTGTTAAAGGTGAATGGGAGTTCCTGTCTGATGTCGCCGCTAATGGTTTACTTGATCCCCCAAATGATGTGACAGGCTTTACTGCGGAGCTTAATGGTCCCACTATCCACCTAGAATGGGAACCCATCGCAAGTCTTGACCTTAGTTACTACCGTATTAGGCACTCCTTAGAGGAGGCTGGTGCTACGTATGCTAATGCTACTACTGCTGTAGATAAAGTTCCACGGCCTGCAAATAGTGTGTCTGTACCTGCAAGATCAGGAACCTACCACATTAAGTCTGTAGATAAATCAGGTGTTACCTCTGAGAACTATACCTCAGTCGTAGTACCAGCAGCAGCACTTGAGCAGTTTACCACAACCACTTTACAGACAGAAGACCCAACCTTTAGCGGTACTAAGACTGACTGTAGTGTTATAAGTAGTACTCTGCGTATCACTGACCCATCTGTGGCACCTACGTCAGCTACTTATGACTTCAGTGCTGTTATAGACACAACTACTCCAAGGCTCGTAAGGGCTAGGGTGGACATGGTTGTAGCTAGACAAGACAACTCCGCTGGACTTTGGGATGACATCCCCGGATTGTTTGATGAGTTTGCGGGTTTGTTTGATGACTTTACAGGCTCCGTTCAGTTTGGGGATGCCAATGTAAAAACTTACATCTCCATCACACAGGATGATCCTGCTGGTACACCTACATGGACTGCCTACCAAGCCTTTAGGTCTGGCGACTACTACGGTAGAGCCTTTAGGTTTAGGGCTGTTCTAACTTCTACCTCTAACAATATCACACCATCAATATCTGAACTTGATGCAATCGTGGAGTATAACTAAGTGTCACAAAATGATTTCGTAATTGCCAACCAAACGGCACCAAACTTTAGGGCTGATC